AGGTAGCAGCGGCACTGGGGATGGGGGCTGGTCTTGTTCTCCCCGTCGAAATAAGGGGCCGGCACGCCCAACTGGTACCGCGTCCCGTCGAGGCTCAGGCACACGGGGCAGACCCGGGAATCCAGGATGGCAGTCCACACCAGCCCATCAGGCCCGAGCCATGCGGGATCGGTTTCGTACTGGTAGATCATCTGCTGCGCGAAGCTCCCAGCCTCGTGAACACCGGTGCGGATGGTTGCCTCCACCGCGTTGCCCACGGTGCGCACCACGGCGTTTTCGTAGGTGGCGAACACCTCACCCCCGGCCACGTCCTGAACCCCCAGCCGGATGAGCCGCTCGACCCGATCGGCCACCATCGCCGGCAGTCGGGAGAGGAGCTGTTTCTCCATCGTGGTGCCGGCCACCTGGACGCCGCGGACGATCCGGGCCGCCTGCGTCGCGGTCATCTGCACGGTCGGCGCTGCAAGGTCCCCGCCCGCCATCTCCACCATCCGGCGGGCAAACTTGAGTTGACTCTCCAGCCATGGCGCCAGGGCGGCACTGAGGGCCGCCAGCTGGGGCACCCCGAACGAGTCGCGCACGCTGCGGGCGATGGCTGCGGTCACCCTGGCGATTGCCTCATTCCGGCCCGGCTGTGGAGCTGCCACGCCGCTCTCACCCACGACCCGCTCCACGGCCGCCAGCACCTGCCGCAGATCGCGAAGCGCCTGGCGGACTCGTTGATCCTCCAGGCGCTTTTGGCGTAGGGCATTTCTGAGGAACGCCTCAATCTGGGCGGAGAGATCAGCCACTGAGCAGTTGCCTCAGCCTCTCCACTGCAGCATCAACCTGATCAGCCTCGCAGAACAGATGCAAGGTGTGATCATCGTCAATCGGGACGGTGAGCGACACCATCGGATCATGGAACTCATGCGCCTCACCGTCGCATGAGTTCCATTCGCCCAGGTCGCTGGCGATGGGGCTGCGGTCAGAGACCCATCGCCCCTTAGGCGGGATCGTGATCCTGTGGAGAACGCTCATCGGTCAGCTCAGGTAAGCCACGACTTTGCCAGAGCTCAGCTTGACCGTCTCGAACATGCCCATCACCAGTGTCCCCGCAGGAATCGGCATGCTACCGAGGCCGTCAGGGCAGCTCCGGCATTTCGTGTCGGCATGGAGAACGGTCGCCTCCAGTGCCAACAGCGCAACAAACTGCTTACCCCCGCCAGGGGTGACAGCAGTCCCGTCCGCGATGTAGCGGAAGTTAGAAAACTCAGGAACGTTGCTCATTGGTGGCTGCCCGTTGTGGTTTCACCGCCTTGGTGGGCGGCTGTGGTGGCTCGGGGGAAGCGGAGGCCGCCGCTCGTGCAGCAGCCTCACGCAGTACCTGCCAGCGTCTGGCAAAGCAACCCATCAACCCGACTTGCGGTAGAACGTGACCGCAGGCGTGGAGACACCTGTGACCCGACCGATGTAGGTAGCCGACGTGGACGCAGAGATGGTGGCCATCGCCGAATCACCGCCCAGGGTGATCCCGCCAGAGGTGGGAGCGGTGAGCGTGAGTGCGTGACTGGCAGCACCGTTGACCACGGTGAGCTCGAACGTGGTCCCGATTTGAACGGGAACGCCAATGGCGGCCACGATTGCGGCGGCCGTGGCAGTGGTGAGAGTGCGGGCCGCCGTGGGGGTCATTGCGACGATGCCCTCCACTGTCTGCTCTGCCGTCAGGGTGGCGTTAGCCGTGCCGACGGGGGTTGTGATCGATCTGAACTGGCAAACCACACCTGTAAAAACAGGTTTATCCAGGTGAAACTTCATGATTACAGCTCAATAGGGCAAGTACAGGTAATCCGTGCTACGCCGATGTTCTTTTTGTCGAACACCTTAGCCCAGTTGCTGGCGGTTGCCAGATCGGCGGCACTGGGGCCACCTTCGGGAATGGAGCCCACCCAGCTAGCGCCGAGCGGGTGAATGCATTTGTCCCATTGGACCTTCAGGATGTCCTCGCCGCCGCTGGTGAGGATGTCCCGGTCGCCTTCCGTCCGCACGGGATTCTGGAAGGCCTGGCCCAGTGCGCCGGGCTTAAACACGTACACCCCGTATTTGGTGCCATTGCGCGGGGCATTGTCGGACGGGATCACAGCCTTGGAGCCGAACATCGGCACCAGCCCGTTAGAGCTGAAGGCTTTGGAGAAATCACCATCCACGGCATTGCTGCTGGTGATGCTTCCGGCCGCTGCAGTGCTGGCGGTGATGCCTGGCAGATCCTTGGCGCTGACGTAGTTGATCATCTCCCGGATTCGCAGATAACTGTAAATCGCAGGAGGAACAACGATGATGCCGAATGTATTGGCATCTTCACCAAGGATGCCATCAGCGCGAACAACGTGACTCACGCTGAAATCGGTCTCGCCGCTGCCGCTGGCGTCAACGCACATATCAGCGAACGCGGCGCCGGCATTGCTGTTGCCAAGGGCGCCAAACACGCCGGAGAGCGTCGCCAGAATGTCGAGCTGATCGGCCCAAAGCACCCAGTCCGAAATCCGGCGGGCAATGGCAAGCATCGGGTCGTTTTCGGCACCGACGGCCATTTTCGCCAGGTCGCTGGAGCCCCAGACATTGGCGCGGTGGAAGACTACGCCTTTCTGTTCGTTGCTGCCTAGCTTGTTGACGGTCAACGGATTGCCTTCCTTAGGGATCTGGACATCTCCCTGCAGGTTGGGTTGCCAGTTCGGAATCTTAAAAGCATCGCCCTTGGTGACGTTTTGGGCGATAACGGGATTGTTGCTTACAAGCCCGCTTGCGACGAACTTAGAGCGAAGGGTGCTTTGTTCGTCAATGTAGTCTGAGAACGGATCGTAGATCTTCGTATCCGGTCTGTATAGAAATGCCATCGGAGGCAGGGGATTGGTTGGCTGTTGGCCACAGGCCCCGGGTCGGCACAGCTTTCCCGTCCCCTAGTTTGCCTCAAGCGCTATTGCCCTCGGATCACCAGCCTCTTACCGGCAGCCTGGGCAAGCCTCATCGCCAACTGGGGATCGCGATTGGCCAGCTCGATCTGCTGGGTCAGGTTGCCTTCCTGCCATGGGTTAGCGCCAGGCGGCAAGGCGCCATCACCCCCGCCAGCGGAGGATCCGCCGGGGGGCGCACCAGTGCCGGCCGGCTTAGGAGCCTTCAGCCGCCACTGGGGCAGGGTGGCGCGAGCCCACTCAGCAAGCGGTGTGCGGTTGTAGCCGTCGACGACCACGACAGAGCCGTCAGCCTCGGTGGCCAACTGATCGGCCCGAAGGTTGTATTTCACAACCTCATCCGCGCCATGCACGTGCTCGGACAGGGCTGTAGCGGCTGGCCCCAGCACCTTGAGCTGTCTGATCTCAGCCTCCAGCTCAGCGATGCGGGTCTTAAGCCCCGCCTCGCTGTCGCGGTACTGCTGCTCCAGCTGTTCGCGGGCTTGGATGTAATTGCCCTCAGCCTCCAATCGCCGCGTTTCTGCGGCTTGCCGGTCCGCCCACAGCTGTCGGGGGTCCACGTCCTCGGGTAAGTCAGCAAGGCGGCCGGCAAGCCGTTTTTTCTCGGCGAGGAGCTCCTCGTTCTTGCCACGCAGCCGCGCCACCTCTGCCGCCAGCGCTGCAGCATCTGCAGTGGCTGGCGGGTTGGGCGGTGTGGCCTGCGGCGTGGCGGGGTCGGTGGCGGGGGCGGACACAGGCGCGGGGCAGGTTGCGCTGAGTTTAGGCCGCGAGATCCTCCTCTACGAAGTCGCCCTCCCCGCCCTCCCCGCCCTCCTCGCCCTCCTCGGGCACGTCCTCCATGACGGTGGACATAAGCTCGGCTTTCACGATTTCGAGGCTGCCAATCAGGGTTTGAACCGAGCACTCGGCCTGCTCGGCAACGCCAAAGACTGCGTTGCGAATCGCGTCGTAGGCCTGGGATTCATTCATCGGTGGTCGTGCGGGGACCGCTTCATGGTAGCCCGTCAAAGCTGGCGTCAAGCTGAGCCTGTCGGTCGCGGAGCACCTTGGCCTTCTCCTGTGCGGTCTTTTCGATCTCCAGCTGAACATCGAAATCACCGCCCAGCCATTCACCTTCAGCAAGGCGTGTGAGCAGCAGCTCCTGGCTGATGTCATTGTTGATGCGGAGCTGGATCAGCTGGCCAACCTCGGCGGGATCCAGCCGCGACGACACGAAATCGCGGTTGACGACTGAGCTGCCGCCGTCAGCAAGGTTCATAAAACCTGCATGGAACCCCATGCTTGTGTCCAGTAGATCTTGAAGGCCGATGGCAACCGCCTGCAGGGCCGCGTCGCCCTGGCTGCGGTCGATCGCCTTGGCCTCAGCGGCTTGGTTGGTCATGTTCTGGCCCAGGACCGCAGCCATGCCTAGTTCTGCAATCTCGGCCTTGATGCGATCGAGCTGGTTAAATCGTGCGTCGTAGCTGGTTCCGGTTGGTTCAGCAAACTCAGCCCGTGCATCAACAGGCCATGCCGTGGCCAAGTTGGGGCCAGCACTTACCTTTTCAACCTCAGCCGGTACGCCAAACAGGTTGTAACGCGGCACGGCTGCAACATGCAGGATGTTGTTCTGGTCGGACCGACAGCGGTAAGCCTGCAGGTTGAGCCAGGCAATCTCCTCAAGCGGCGGCATTGATTCCAGTACCGCAATCTGTTGAGCGTATGCAATCCCGAAGGGTATTTCTTCAATGTTAGTCTTACCATCTCTGATCAGCTCCCAATCTCGCGACTTACTGGGCTGGTATCTGAATAGCTCAAACGATCCTGGCTTTAGCACTCTCACCTGTGCGACCTGTTCCTCGCCGTATGTGCCATAGGGAACCGTCAGCTCTTCGTAAAGGCGAACCTCTGTCAGCTTCAGAGTGCCATTAACTACGTCAGTTTTCCATCCCAAAATATCGCGAGGGCTGTAGGGAACCCAGTAGGGACGCTGAAATTCGGTTACCGGGGTATCGTCGCCTTCGTCTCCGCGTGGGAAATCTACCAAAATACCAATATGGCCATAGCGCAAGCATTTCCGTGCAATGTTTTGCAGGAAGACATCAAGGCCGTGTCCCATCATGTCTATGTTGAGAAAGTGCTCCTGCATCTCATCAGGTACATTGTTCAGCCTCACCGGCTTCCGTGTCAACATGCCAGCCAGCATCTGCTCAAGCCTCAGGTAGTACGGCGGGCAGATAGAGTTAGCGAGTCGAATCGCGTATGAATCATCTTCTTCGTCGGGCTGCTGCGGCAGGTAAGTCCTACCCGCTGCCTGCATCCCCATGGTGCCTTGCACCAACTGTTCGATCAGGCGCCAGCGTGGCTCCTGACGGGTCCAGGCGATGCCAGGCTCGTAGACCTTCAGATCCCGGAAGCTGCTGCTACTGCCACCCAAGGCACCCGCCAGAGGTTGAAATCTGGCCCTGAATGGTTTGTTGCCGGGTCCGCGATCAATCAGGGTGACACCAGGAGGTACTTGCCCCATCGTTCAAACCGTTTCCCCTAGTTTGCCCCACGCAAGCGCAAAAAAGCACTAGGCAAACTAGAGGAACATCACCGGGGTAGGCATGGCCAAGCAGCTGAAACGCGACGCGAGGGGGCGGTTTGCCTCCTCCGGCACGGTGCGCAACAAGCGACCGGAGACGGCTGCCAGCAAGGCCACCAAGACCACCAGGGCGACCAAGGCCAGCACGGCAGCAGCTGGGCGAACGCCAAAAGCACCGGCAAGCGCAGCGAAGGTAAAGTATAAAGAATTGAGCGGAAAGGCAAGGGCAGCCGCTAACGATAGCAGCATGTGGGGCAGCGCACGGGCAGCCGGTGCGGCCAAGGGTGCGGTAACTCGATTCACGAACACCAGAGGCGTCAAAGGCGGCCCCAAGCGACCCGTGGCGGGGGAAGGGAAGCCGGCGAAGAAAGCCGGGACCGCTGCCAAGCCCAGAGCGAAGAAAGCCACGCCTGCGGTGGCAGCTCCAGCCGAGAAGCCCGCACGGAAGCCCAGAGCGAAGAAAGCCACTCCAGCGGCGGCAGCTCCAGCGGCCAAGCCGGCCCGCACATCGAAGGCGCCAGCAAGCGCGGCGAAGACTAAATACAAGGAATTATCACGTAATCTCCGGATGGAGAAAGACAATCCGTACGGCGATTCCCGCACGATCGGCGCCGCAAAGGGGCGGGTCTCCCGCTTCGAGAACACCCGTGGGGTGAAGGGCGGCCCCAAGCGACCCGTGGCAAGTGGTGAACCCGCCAAGCCGAAGAAGAAGAAGCCCGCGACGGCTGCCAAGCCCGCGACGGCTGCGGCCAAGCCGAAGAAGGCAGCCACTCCAGCCGCCACCCGCGGCGGGGCCATCGTCCGATCCCCTGGCGGGGCCATCGTGCCCACCAGCAGGGCCATGCCGGCCACTCGGCCTGCTGCGGCATCAGCTGCTCCTCGCGTGCCCGCCAGCCAGCGGCCTGGGTCGATGACATCCACCCTGCGAGGCACCCTGCGGACCCTGGCGCAGTCCGACGCGAGGATGATGCGGGATATTCAGGGCCTGGTGGGCGGCTCGCCCAAGCCGCGGCAGGTCAAGGGCGGGAAGCCAGCCGGAGGGGGATCGCTGCCAGCGGCACCGAAGAAGCCAAAATCGCGGCCAGCAAGTGGGCGAAAAATTGACGATGCAAAAGCACGGCGAATTGTTTCAAGGATTGAAGCTAGGCGCCCAAATCTTAGGCCGGCATCTGAGTCTCGTAAAAGAACAATGCTATCAACTAGAACGTACGATCGCGCCAGCGATTTTATTCTTGGGCCAACCAAGCGAAGCATCAAAAAAGGAAAAGGGGCTCTTGGCGTAGTTGAGTCAACTAAACGCGCCGTTGCCAATGCAACAAAGCCCCGCAAGACCGCAAAAAAGCGGTAGGGCCGGGGCAAACAGCTCCGGCCGGTTCCGGGAAGATTAGGCTTAGTCTCAGTAAAGCTATACCTGCAATTCGCAGACCCGAAAACTACGTACAGGGAAGCTATGGACGCAGGATGTCCGCTGAAGGGAACAGAACGCTTAGAGAAATTGATATTAGGGAAAAAAGGGTAAAGTATAACGTTGACAAGCTTAAGGAACAAGTAAGTTTAGCTGAAATGCGCAGAGATTCGTTTCCGTATCCAAAATCAAAACCTGCGGCAAAAAAAGAAAAGAATCGTAGGGAGCAAGTTGTACAAAGACAAGCAAAAAGATTGCAACGGCAATACGCTGCTAGAATTGAATACGATAGACAAAGGAACACGGTTTACGATAGACTTACGGCGCTTGAAAGGGGCAGGCGTACGCTATCAAACATGGCTCAACGTGGACGCCCAAATGCAGTTTATCAGCGTAATCTACTTGGTGGGTCTGATCCCATTTATCAATGGTCTTCTGCGGGCAGATCACGCCCACTTGCTTCTAAACCCAGGCCAGCCCCCACCACACCTAAACCCAAGAGGAAGTCCTCCGCAAAAAAGCGGTAGGGCCGGCGGCGGCGGCCCCGGCCGCCAGCAACATCAGGCCCCTGAGCACCAAGCTCCAGATCCAGCGCCAGGCCAGCCTCAGCCCGCGTCAGTTCATGGCGCAGGAGAAGGCCAATTCTGAGAAGGTGGCCAAGGCTGCCGCCGATCGGGTCCGCGGCGCCCGCAGCGTCGTCCGACCGTTCCCGCGTGCCCGCCTCGCGCAGGAACAGCAGATCATGCGCGAGGCACGGCGCTGGTTCGCGTTCGAGGCGGCCCGCAACATCGCTGAATCGAGGGGAAGGGGTGCAAGGGCCAAGGTGGCGCGGGACATCCTGAAGGCCTCGGGATCAGCCGCCAGGGATGCAGGGATGGCCCTGATTCGTGGCCGTGCCCAACGCGCCGCCGCCGCCGCCGCACGGGGCAGCAAGCCCGCTGCCAGGGCACTGGGGATCTATGACCAGCAGCTGGCCCCCGTGACGCCCAGGGGACGCGGCACGGGCCGCAACAACCTGGTGCCAGGCCCGAGGAACACCAGCGGGCCGCCGCCGAAGCCGAAGGCCAGGAAGCCTCGCAAGCCGAAGCGCTAGTACAGCCTAACCCCCCGGACAGCCTTGCCAGCCGTGGCGCGGCCAATCTCGAAGATCCGGTGAATGGGATAGCTCAAAGCGTCTGTCCGGTGATCGTTGCCGCCCTCTTTGTCTGGGTCACCCTTCTCGTCGTAGCTGTGCTGCTCCAGGTCATCAATCAGCCCCTTGCAGCTGGGGTCAACGAACAGCCTCGCCTCGCCTTGGGCATTGCAGAACATCGCGTTCGTGGTGTTGATGCGGTCCCGCACCGGGGGGTTGGCAGCTGGTGACATATTGCTGATTCCGAAGTCTTGCAAAATCGCTACGTCGGTCCTTGTGCTGTTGGTTGAGCGATGCCCGCCGCTGGAGTCAGGGTAGCCCTGGATCCTGGCGTCAGGCCAGCGGCGCCTGATCTCCTCGCCAAGCTTCGCCGTGTCGTACGCCTTGATCT